TGTATCTTCTATTTGTTCTTCAACTGATTCTCTTTCTGATTTCTTTACTCCAGTTTCTTTCTCTATTTCAGATTCGCTTACTGCATTTGTTAAGTCAGTAAATTCTAAAGGCTGTAATGTTTTAAAGTATAAATCTAATTCTATACCATTATATTCTAACACCCTTTCTATTTCATCAATAATTGTAACTTGCATCGGTCTAATTACTGTATTATCCATAAGTAATGATGCTGTCTGGAGCTCTTCTGCATTATTGCCAAGACCAGTATTATCCTTAATACCAACCAACATAGGAGATACTATACGGTGAGAAACCATTACCTTTTTCATACTCTCATCAGACAAGAATTGATACTGTTGATGGGCATCGTTTATGGTTACTGGGTCTACTGTTGCAGCAAGTTCTTTACTATCATTGAATGCCAAGATAAATTTACCTGCGTTACTTGTACCGCTAAACTTCTCATATATTGCTCTTTCAATAGCATCTCTTTGCTCCTTATCTGGAGTACCATTATTGAAGTTAATCAACATACTAGGCTGTAAACCATTCTGTATATTACTTATATGGTAATTGGCAATCTCTTCTTCTAGTTCAGCATACTGTAGTCCCCCTTGATAATCCACAGGACTGTAGTAATAGAATCCTGCTCTATAAGGTCTAATGTAAAGTATTTCTATATCGTTTTCACTAGTGCCAAATGCAGGTATTCTTCTAGGTTTGTCTTTCTGTTTTACCTCTTCCCAGTCGCTGCTATAGTAGTATGCTTTTATTTCTCCATCTTGAGCCTTCTCAGCCCTAAGTGTTTCTATAGGCATATGGGCAACCTGTGCTATCTTACTCCTATCTTTGCTATATATAATCTGTAGGGCAGCCTGACCCATCATCTTATAGTCATAACATACCTTCTTCATACAGTCCTTCTTAAACAAAGACCTCATCTCTTTATATCCTTGTGAATTCTTTTCAGAATCTGTAGCATCTAAACCTCTCCCATATATCATCTCAGATATTCCGTTTATAGAGGCGTTATTGGTAGGAGACCCATTGTATCTATCTATTAAGTACTTAAAATACATATTGTCCTCTCCGTACTCTACCCAATCATATCTCTTAGATTCTACAACCTCTGGAGCTGTGTAGGACGCTAGATTCACAACATGAATAGCATCATTAACTTTTTTACGTTGGGTTTTGTTATGGTTTTTTCTTGACATTATAAAATTACAAATTCGTTATCGAAACTAGTTTCTTCTGTGTATTCATCTTTATTTATAAAATACTTATCTAAATTAGTTTGATTAGTACAATAAATCAGACCTCGATATATTACCTCATCATCTTCCCCACCCATTTCAACCTTATAACTATACAAGTTATCTTCTGCTATATTAAAAGTGCCACTTAACACCATATAGTTTCCTTCATCGCTTTTAGATGGAGTTACCGTTGCTGTTGTATTAGTCATCTTGTTTGTTAATTTGATAACTGGGCTTGCGGAATCCTTTCTAGGGATTATCTTTAATTCTTGAGGGCTAGATGTAGTTAATATATCCATACTTAAATAACCCTTACTTATTGAATTGTTTTTATAACCCCATAAAAAAAGGGAGCATAAAGCCCCCTAATTTATTAATATGCAACGTATTAATTATACTGTACGTTGTGTTGATGGACTTGCACTAGCAGAGCCCATTCCTGCGAATGGATCGGCTGAAGTAGCACCATCTACAAAGTTAGGCATAGTTATCTCGTTTGCAGTTAGAGATAGGGTATACCCCTGAAGGTCTCCCATTGCAGTTCCAGTTACAGCAGTACCGCCAGTAACTTCTGCTCCGTGTTCTCTACCTACTAGCAATAACTTGCCATCAAATGTTTCTACAAAAATATGGGGTCTACCGAAAGCCATTAATTTAAGCTCTTTGTTGTCCTCTTTAGTTAATTTATGTAGCGTTACACTAATAACTTGCTCAAAGAATGTTGTACCATTCTCAAGAGAAGTTTGAATATTTGTTTCTAAGGAAGAATTCCCTTTGACATCATATGTATGGTAATTAAAAGTTCCACTTAAATCAGTTACTTCATCGTCAACTACGGTAATAGTACCTAAGTCTCCAAAGTCTACAAAGTGAATCTTTCTAATACCACCTACAGCATCCTTACAGGGTTTTAATCTTCCGCCAGTTAAATCACAGCTCATAGTATTATTGTTTTATAAAAAAAGGGCAGGTAGATAAATCACCACCCACCCTTTCTTATTGATTATATTAATTATTAGTCGTTAGCGGAGTTAGTGATACCGTATGTTACGATGTCATCAACAATACCATACTGTACACCTGCTGTAAATCTCATCACGACTCTTACATTTTGAGACCCATCGATGTCAGCCATATCAATAACTTTTACTTCATTGTGGTCAGCTAATAGACCAGTTCCAAAGTATAGGTTAGACTTCTCAGCAGCTACGGCTGTGTTATCAGCAAGACCGTTAGCAACAAATAGTTTCACACCATCAAAAGATAATGCTCCACCTCCGTACCATTGAGTACCTTTATTGTCAGTACCTGCGTTTGAAGTAGCAGCAACAGAGAATCCTCCTAAAGCTCTTACATAGGCTCTAGCAATATTCTGAGAAACATAGATGTTCAAGTCCTCACTTCCGTAAAGTGTAGAAGGAATAGCATCTACGATTGACCCTAACTGAGCAACTACATTAGAAGCATTTACCGTAGTACCTGCAACTTCACTTGCTTGAGGCAAACTAGCGTCAGCAGCTAATAGAGTAGTTAATCCATTAAACTGTCCACTTGTAGAAGTATCTCCTGCCCAGATAGACTGCTCAGTTCTTTGTGCTACTTTAGCAGCAACATGAGAAATCAAGAAGTCAGAAAAGTTAGAAGGTAATGTGTCATGAGCAGAGAATCCCATTGAGATAGCTTCCCAGTCATTTTGAAAGTCAGACTTACATAGTTGTAAGTTTACTTGTTGAAACTCTGGAGTCAGAGTTCTCTCATCAAGGGTGATTGTACTTGTAGCTGTAAAGTCACAAGAAGCATCCTTAACGATATCATCAGTAGAGATAGTTTTAATTACCTCCTGAAACTTAATATTTGGCTTAACAGTTAATCCACCGTTTTCCAAAGTTGATGCACTTAATAGGGCAGCAGAAATATATTGACCTGCAAATTCTCCATTATATGCAACACTTGCGTTTTGAGTAGTAGTTGTTGGCATTTTGTTTTGGTTTAATTATTGTTTTTTTATATTAGATATTCTTTGTAAAACCCTATCCTTAGTAGATAATGCTCTATTCTGGGCATACAAATTTAAGTTAGGTTTTGATTCCTCCTCAGGACTATGCTTTATTGGTTCTGCAGCAGGTTCTTTAGAAAGCTCTTCTACTTGCTCAGATAGAGCCTCTTTCTCTTTCTTCATATAACCCATCTCCTCATCAATCATCTTCTTAATAGCATCGATCTCAGCCTTCATTGCTGACATATCCGCCATATATTTTTCCTCAGAAACATACCCTTTTGCTAAGTCTGTTTCTTCTTCCTGTGCCTCTACCTCTTCGGTTTCGGCAAGTTCTGCTTGTACTTCTTCTTCAAGTACTTCTTCTTTTACTTCTTCTGTAGCCTCGCTAACAGCTTCAACAGCTTCCTCTTGAACTTCCACTTCGGATAATTCTTGAGCAAGCTCATCTTCCTTTGTTAACACAGACAACTTTTGAAGTATTTCATTTAAAATAGTTGTTGCGTTCATAATAATTATTAGAATTTACTAAAGTAATTACTGAACTTTAAGGTGTTAGATTTTTAGTTTGCTGCAGTACAAGCGGCACAATCATTATATAAGGTTGCTGTGTTTATATGGATTCCCTCAGAAATTCTTTCTTCAAGTATTGTGTGGCATCCTGCGTGTCCGTTTTCTAATACTATGTAATATACTGCTCCTACTGTAAGTGTTCCGTGATAGTGTACGTTGTGTTCGTGAGAATCATCACATCCTGCTATTCTATATCCTTGATATGGGGTGTCGTGTAGATGTCCTGTTATATTCCCAATCCCCTGACCCTGATGTGAGCCATCACAACATTTGCTTGAATAAGTATTATCCGCACATAGACAACCTCTTTTACCTCCTTTAGGAGATGTTTTAGATGGAGTGTATTTTCTTCTTTTTCTTATCATTATTTTTTACTTGATTTCGGATGTTTCTTTGGCAACAAGTCATAGTCCGTAGTATATTTTGGATTCTGAGGTCTACCGTTTTTCATTAAATACAAGTATGCATTTACTCTAGCTAATGCCCATTGTTTTGCGCTCCTTACCTTAGGAGAATGACTAGTATTGAAAGCACCTAGCCCTCTTTGAAATACACTAGCCAACATACCCACAGTAACACTATAATTTAGCTTATCTCTATGTTTATCATTGAATTCATCAGCCTTTTTCTGAAGAGTCTTACGATCAGCAGCACTTACTTTAGCACCTGTCTTTCCTTTAGCACTTCCCTTTGCTGTGCCTTCACCTTTTGGATTCTTATTGGGGGTATCTGACTTAGGGGCTTTAGGAGATGATTTAACTCCCCCTTTGCCATCTGATTCTGCTAAATCTATTTCTCCTAGAGACTTTAGTTTACCCCTGCTCCATCTAAGGGCTGCTTTACCTCCCCAAGCATCGTACATTAACTTACCACACCCATCTGAATAGCTTTTAGAGGCTTCTAAGTCTGGCTTATGGCGAGACAGAAAGCTATACATTCTCTTAATCGTTGATACTGTTAAATTAGATTTTGATGCCAATTGCGATGCTCTTCGTTTCCCTACGGCAGTTCCGCAAGAACCCCAACCATTCTTATCGACCCATTCTAAGACTCTCTTAGCGTTGTTTACTACCCCTTGTGGATAGTCACTATAGGTTTTCAGATTAAGTCTCTTAGAAGCAATATAATCGGCTAATTCAACCAATATATCCTCTGCTTCCTCCTCGCTTAATTGGTTTACCTCTGCCATATTGATTTTATCGGTGAAGTATCCTTCTATAGAAAATCCGCTTACTTTGCCAGTTTTAACGTAGTTATTCCAAACCTCATCGTTATTCACCTTCATAGAAACCATCCAAGTCCCTACAGGTAATTCCATTCCGTACTTTCTACTTTTATCGTGGGTTTCATCTTCTATAATCCAACTCTCAACAACACTCATTCCTTTTAGCTTTGCCTCGTGTTCTAAGGTTGATTCATTTTGGTTGCCCCTCATTAAGAATAGTTCAGATGCTTTTCTTACAGTATCTTCTGAGAAGTATATATAATACTCCTCTTGCTCATCCGCACGATATATTTGTTTATTTGGCACTAATGCAGCACCCATAAGGATTCTTTTCTCCTTGTCTACTTCGGCTAATTCTATCTTATGCTGTTCGCTTAATGCTATAAAATTTTCTTGAATTGCAGGTCGATCAACTATACTAATAGCCTCGATTCCTGATAGTAATTCATCCTCGTCAATAAGTAATTCTATTATTCTCATACTATAAATTAATCTCCAAGACCTGCTGTTGTTTTAATATTACGGTCAAGTTCCTGTTGGTTGGTTATGTCTTTTCCTACTACAAAAGCCCTTAATGGCTTTGTTTGTTGACCTGCTACAGTCTGTGCTAACTGAGACTCTGGCGATGCACCTACTACATTAAAGTCTGGTGCTTCTACTTGAAGTTGTGGTCTAGAGCCAGTACCTCCACCTGTGGCACTACCCCCACTTAATATTGACTTAGCCTTGGCTGCTGCTGCTAAAACTGATGCTATTTGAGAAGCATAAAATAAAGGATAAGCCAATGTACTAACAGGAGGTGCTGATAATGATTGTTCTTGAGCAACAACTAAAGCATTTGAAAAACCAATAGCTGTATTTGCAACTATTTCTGCTAGAGCAAAACTTTTTTGTGCTGCTGAATTTTCTTTCATCAATTGTGAAATACTTCCTAGAGAATCTGCGTAATGACCAAACATTTCCATTCTCATAGCGAAGCCTTGTTCATCTAGTCTCCTTTGCTCCTCCATTAATAGCTTGCTGTAATACAAGTTAATCTCATACTTAGCTACTGCTAATTCTCCCTCTAAAAGCCCTTGTTCTTTTAATGCGTTTAGCCTATTTAGATTTTGTTGTTCTTCTATTTTTATGGCTTCTATAGTATTTCTTTCTTGTGCCACATCCATTTGAAGGTTCTTGTTGAAGAAGAAATCTCTTATCCTACCCATTTCCTTTAACGCCCTTATCTTTGCATCAAAGTTTCCTATCTCAAGCATATCATACTTGTTCTTCTCATCAGACTGCTTCTTTCTTTTGGAGGCAGTTCCTTGATCTAATTCAATATTGATATACTTCATCAAAAGATTTATAGCCTCTTCCCTAGCAACTTTTTCTTTGTCAAAGTTTCTTATAAGATTGTCAGCAATTCTCATCTCTTGAGTTTCCTGCTCTCTTCTGAGTTTTCTTCCTGCTGTCCCTCTTTTAGTTGAAGCATCAAATCTTATTTTATCTCTTTGTGCAGAAAGTTGTCTAGCCCTATCTAATGTTAGATTTTGCTCCTTTAATTCCTCTACGAAATCTATTTCAGCCTGTATACGTTCACCTGATAGTTCTTTTAGTTTAGTCTCAGCTGCTCTAGCCATAGCTAGTTTAACCAAAGACTTCCTATATTCATTTGTTACTTTTATTATAGCATTTGTCTTTTTTGTTAAATCCGAAGTCTGGAAACCTGCATCCTTTAAATTATTTACGAAGTCTGGAAATTCCTCATTAAGACCATCTACAGCCTTTCTTTGTTGTTCTTGACTATAAGTCCCTTCTTGCAAGACTCTAATATATGCTTCAAATTTACCTGCTGTTGATTTTACCGTATCACCTGCTGATTTAAATGTATCTTTTAACAAGTCAGATTGACCTGTGAGTTTTACAAAGGCATTAAATAAATCATTCCCATAGGTTATAGCTAACTGTATTCCTATTAAGAATAAAGATTGTGCCGTAAACAAAGCTCCTATAGCACTCTTTAATCCACCTGCTGCATTTGCTGATGCTGAAAATAAACTAACTAATTGACCTAAGTTGTTGGCAATAGCTGTAAACCCATAACTAGCATCCGAGGCTAATCTAGCGGATTCAGCGATAATTGCGTTATTAAGACCAGAATTTGTCTTTAACTTGTTTGTAGCTGCTGATGCTTGAAGTGCTGCTGCCGCCTCTTGTTTTAAGGAAGCTGTAACCGCATTATTAGTTATTTTTAATTTCTCAGCCTCAATCCTAGCTGCTCTTTCCGCATTAGTTAATTTAGTTAAATCCTTTGTAGCCTTCTTGGATGAGGCAGATAGTTTGCCACCACCTACTTCTTTTATTTCTACACTTATTACTACTTTTTTATTTTCTGCCATAATAAGTTCTCTTTATTTGTTTTTTTGCCTCTGACCAATTAGAAACAGCCTTATACTTTCCCTTGGCAATATCTACATTCTCAGATACCCCATACCAATCACTAGCGTTAAGTAATTCTATTATATTCTTTATCATTCTACTATTTCGTCTGCTTTTATATTAAGAAGCTCTATCTCAGACTTACCTGTGTTTAGGTTTGTCGTTATTGAATTAATCCTAAACATCATGTCTTGTATCTTAATCTGGTCATTTAATCTGTAATTAATTACAATATTTGACGGAAGGTATGCGGTTACTTTAAACATTCTTTTTGTTGGGTCAAGTACATTTTCTATATATGATTTATAGAATACGTTGTATAGGGAATTACTCTCAGATGCATAATTTATTCTTTCCCACTCGTTGAATTCTTGGTCAAAGTTCAAATTGTATTCTGGTGCTGAAAATGATGTTGCAACTGTGTTTGCATTAGAAGGCTTGTAGTAATTAGTTAATCCTGTAGCGGGGGTGGTTGATGTCCAATTTATCTCTGTGCTAGAGGATGGGGTTCTTAATCCATAAAACAATAATGGTTTTATAGATATAGTGTCATAATCTCCCTTTGGAGGTGTGCTAGAGTCATCAAAACTATAATCTCCACCTGCACAATATCCCCATTGAATTAGCGTTTCTGTATTTGATGCTGCTGTATTTAAATCTAAAAGTCTCTCGTATTTAAAATGAGAGAAAGGTAATTTAATATCATATTTATCTCCTCTATCTATATTAGGATATTTTCTTTTAACATTGAATTCCGAATTACCAAATACCTCACCAAATTGCTCATAATGGTGTTCCATGAGTACTGTGTTTGTTTCTTGATACTCAAAGTTTATATCAGTAAATGGCAATACAGAAGATACATCGTGTTCTTTAGTATCTAAATATTTATCTATATCTATAATGCCTCCTAGTCTATTATTTATTGCATCAGCATAAAAATTATCTAAAGTGTCCACATATATCTTGCCATATTCCGCATCTGATTCATCATCTATATAATAAGCTGTTAAGTTAAACATCTTAAATATTCCAGTCAAAAAGTCCATAACTTTCATTTCTGGCAACCTATTTTTCATAATGATGTCAAAAGTTATTGCATCATTCCCGTCTACATTAATGCCATTTACAGTATTTAAATTATTGTATATATCGGTAAAAGCAAAATCTAACTGAACAGGGTCTACGGACAGAGCCTCGCTACATCTTATCTCAAATTCAAAAACACTTGGAATTATTCTATATCCTTGGTCTCTTATAGGGTTCTTTTCCCACTCCGCCTCATTAAATTGAACAAAACTATCATACGGATCGTATGGGGTTTCAAATATAGTATTTCCAGTTACAGTCTCTCTGTATTCAGCACCATTGGTTTTGTTTCTAAATATAATATCGTATGGGGTATTTTGGTCACCAACAGGAATGTGAAGTTTCAGTCTGTATCTAGTGCCTTCTCTTACATTAAATTTTATTTCGTTATCCGTTAGCGTAAGATTCACAGCATTAAATGCCACCCCTAAGTCTACAGTTGTGTCATATCCATTTACAATAAGAGAAAACAATTGATTATCATCATCATCAACATCATTGAATTCACCCTTCTTATTGTTTATCCAGAAGTATAAATTTTCAAACGCAGATGTATCAAAGAAATCCCTAGTAAATTCTATCAGTTTATTTTCATCTAAGTCTCTGTATGAATCCTCTATAGCCTCTATTATATGGATAGCTTTTATAGCAGGTTTTAGGTCTGTAAATTTTATTCCCCTTGTTTGATCTGGGTTAGAACTATCGTGGTATAAATTACCATCAGCATCTGTAGATGTCATAGTTGAAGAATTATAATACAGCCTTTTCTTGGATGTTATTAAAGGATATATTATTGCATTCTCTTGAACAGTCCCATTTATCAAAAAATCAATTCCATCTACAAGACCGCTTTTTACATTTGCCTCATTATATTCGTGGTTATAATTTGACAAATATCTAGGGCTATTGTCATCCTCTTTATTAATAGCTAAATCAATAAGCTCATCATCCCCTATCAAATCTTTAAGAGATACTGTTTTCCCATAGAATATAATCTCGTAACTATAAGGTTTGTTATCCTTCATCTTTACGTTATTCAAGAATATCTTACCAGACCTAAATGGTAAATAATTTATAAATATCTTAGCCTCTTTCTTTTGCCTAGAATCAAAAGCTCCTTGTGTTATAAAGTAATTATAAAAATGACGAAATATCTTATTGTTAGTGTTTGAGGCAGGGACAGTAAATGTTTGGGAATAATCAGTAAAAACTTTTCCTATATCCCTAATGTCTTGTATTGTAGATGTAATCTCTATCGTCTCATCCTGAAACAAGTCTACTAACTGATCCTCAATGTATAATTGTACTCTCTGCATTATCTAACTGAATTTAATTCACTATAAGCGTAATCAAAGTTTAGTGTGAAGTTTAGTAGCTTCTCGTATAAGTTTGTTTTATACTCTATATTGTTCTCGCTTGGAGTAACTGGAAAAACTTTGTTATCCTCGTGAATCCAACAAAATTCAGTTTGCAGTAATTGTTGTATAACCTCATTATAGTCCTCACATATAAACCCAGTATTCAATGTTAGAGACTTCTTAGACTCTACGTTATGTATCTTATCAGTTCTCTTGTATGTGGGGTATAATGTTGAGGTAGATGTTGAATTTATAGTATTAACTCTAAAAGACTCTCTTGATACATCTGCTTTCTCTTTTCTTCTGCCAAAGAACCAAATATCCTGTAGTACGCCAAATTTATTTAAGAATGTAACTTTGTAAGGTGTATTTTTACATTCATCTATGTAGGTTACATATAAAGTTACCGTTTTATTATCTTCAGTTGTTATAACAACAGTTTCTGTGCCTACAGGAGCATTGATGCCTGATGTTATACTGTTAGCATTACTACTCATTAAACTTTCGGCATCTGCTTTAATAAGTGATGAATCTGTTTTATAGTTAATTGTATCTGCGGTCAATTGAGTAATTGTCTTTCCAAATGTCTCAGTTCCTGTTGATATAGTGCCCTCAAAGAATTCAACACTATATAATTCATTTTCTTTATATAATGGCACTCTTACTTTCTCTCCTTTTTTCCAATAAATACAAGTATTAGATTGCTGTAAAGGAGTAGTAAGCTGAGGGTTTATTTCATCCTCAAAATAACCATATCCGTGGTTTACAAGCCTAGTTCCTTTATTTATAGTTGTTGATGCATCATCAAAAGTATTTGTTATCTCCCATGAAGCCCACTTAGATAAACTTGCTTTATCATAATTACCACTAAAAGATATATCAATATAATCTCTTATCAATTCTGATATTTCAAACAGAATAGTTTCTTGTCCTGAAATAATAGATTTAGTTATGGTGTATTGAGGGTCTCCTGAGTAAGAATTTATCAAACCATCGTATATCCAAAGTTTTAATGTTGCAGAAGCTAATGTTGCCATAATTATATTTTAAATCCTAAGCTAGTTAAAGCGTCTATTGTTATTTGATGATAATAATCTGAGTCTTGTAATGGGGGTACATTTCTTACGAAAATAACTTCAGAGCGGTCTGAAAGCCCATTGCTACCATCAAAACCATTTGCACCAGTAGAAACATTATCTATAAAGTGAGAAAAATGTTCAAACAATGCGTTCCTATCTTTTTCTATACAAAATACAATAACTATATGGTCTCCATAATTACTTACTGAATCAAGTCGATTTCTTAGGGATGCTATATCATCTAAATATTTTTGACTTTTATTATTAGGACTTGATAAGTAGTCTATTTGATAACTAGGATATGCTTCATCCACATATATAAGATGAACCACTTTATCTGAATTAGAGTTTTGCTTTTGAGTAGAAGCCCACCCAAAGAATCTCTCGTCACTACTATCTGTCCCTGTTAAAGATAAAGGTGATGTTATATATTGAACCTGACCATTATACTTTACAGAATCATCTCCATAGTAAGTTAAGAACGTATCTTTTAGCTGATTATCTGTCATTTCTTTTAGACTATTAACCTCATCATCTAATGATCCAGAATTATCTAACCATACTAAGAATTCCGCATTTTCATCAATAGTAAGTTCAGGTTGTCCTAATTCAAAACTCTGTCCACCTTTTTCTGTTTCACCTGTACATATTGCAGCAGATACAGTATCTTCTTGTGCAGATATTAATTCTGTTTCTCCGTTAGCCAATACAATTGATTGTGAATCACCATTCACATCTGTGTAGGTAAATGTAGTATCACCTGTCGTACAAGTACCAGTAATTGTATAGTAAAATGTTTCTGTAGATTCTACATCTGGGCAGTTAAGCCTAAAAGTATAACTATCATTAGGGAAGAAAGATTCAGCAGTTAGCGTAACCTGTGTTGGTGTTGCTGCTGTTTTATTTATTGTTAATGTAGTTGGTTGTTTTTTATTTGTAGGAGAAGTTGTATTATCTGGAGGTGGAATTGAGTATACTGCTCCGTAATTAGATTCTCCTATAAATCCTGTAGTATTTGTAGTGCCGTTCCAAGTAATATCAAATTTAACAGGTGAATCTTGTTGTGAGCCACTATCTAAAAATTCAACCTCTACTTCTCCAACTTTATCACCAACCCCTATCAAATTATAAGTTTTAGTCCCTACGAAAGAAGCCTGATTTATAATATCACCACAATCTACATCTATATCTGTGTTTGTAATTTGCTCAGGTATTTCTTGCCAGTTTATGGTAATTTGAGCATTTGCAGTATCGCCATCATCATCTGTTACTATAACGTAAAATATTTTAGATTCAACATCATTACTTGTTACATCTATTGAAACTGTTGTTTTAGGTGATGCTGTCCCTCCCCATAAGTAAGAAACTATAGTCCCATCACTATCAGTAGCTACAGCAGTTAATGTAACTGTATCCCCTACATAAGGAGTTATAGTTGTAGCTGTTATTGTAACTGTAGGGGGAGTATTTTCCTCTACTGGGTCTGGTATTTCTACTGGGTCTGGGGGAGTCGGATTTGCCTGAACATAATAAGGACTCCTTGTATTTATTCTAACATCACTCATTTTTTCCTATAATATAATTTTCTCCCTTTTTAACATAACCTGCTTTTACCAAAATGTCATCTAGGTTTGCCATAACATCTTGTCCAACCGCACCGCCTAATCTATTTAGTTTCTCCATCGACTGTTCTATAGCATCATCTATAAACCCTATTGGTTTTATTCCTCTAGCCCCTATAGATCGTCTGATGTTATTGGCTAGCTTCGCCATTTGATAATCGCTAGCAGAAACAAATCTTCCTTTAGTTCCTCTTATTCTTATTCTCTTAGCCTTTATCCAATCTACAATGTCTTGGTGGGGTGGTTCGCTACCTGCTGCCCTACCATCATTAAGAATCTTCCCATATTCATTCATCATTATTTGGGAAGAAAACCCATCCTTTCCTGTCTTTTGTAGGGCTTCTATAGATTCCCTTAATTTACCTGTGGTGTCGATAGGGGAATTGTAAGTGCCAGAAGAATAAGACCTAGTTCGGTTTCTACCAATCTCTATCTTCAGGAGCTTTACTAGATGCTCACTATAGCCTTTGATGTAGGCTTGTGTATTTTTAAACTTGTTTAACATTGAGTACCATCCGCATTTATTAGCATAGTCTCATTGTTCGGTATTTCTATGTTTAGTGTGATAGACCATCCTGTAAGTAGATTCTCAAACCTATCTTCAAATTGCGTGGCAGTTGGGACATCGTTAATTTCGTAGTTATTCTCATTCATCCCTCCTCTTCGCAAACTAGATTGTAATCCATTTACAACACTAAGCATTGTGTTTAGTATATCTTCTTTATTATCTAACCCTAGATGAGGTGAGTCTACATCCTGCTTATCTTCCTTAGTTTCGTCAACTATATCCATTGCCACAATATTAAGGGAAAACTGTATGTAGTGTTCAAAGAATGATACATCGTTTACAACTATATGGGCTAGCGGGAATAGTGTTGACTTGGATAGATCAACCTCCATGAGGTCTCCCTTAGTTACTGTATTGATATTCACATTGCCAATAAGATAATTGTAAATGTTATCTATTAAGTCGTAGTATTCTTTCATCTCTTCATTGATTTTTGTATCATTCTATTTTCTAGTTCGTTTTTATCTTTTTCAAATGTTAGGTAAGTGAGACACTTAAATATTGGTTCTTTTGTAACCTCGTCAAACTTTGTGATGTCTCCTTTAGCGAGTCCATAAATTGATTGATACCAACCCC